ACCGGGAACAAGGTTCAATTTAATCGTCTGCATTTGTTTCCTCCTTTATTTTTCATTTATCTTCTTTTCAAGTTCGGCGATCCGTCTCTCCTGGTCTTTGATGACCGCCTGGAGGTAGGGGATCATGCTGATATAATCCAGCGATGCAGGCTTGTCATCCGATTCAGGAGAAACAAGGTTCGGAAGAAACTCCGCAACGTCCTCGGCTATGAATCCGCGGCAGTCGGTTCCCATCTCTTCCTCGATATAGTCAAACGAAACCGCCTGAAGCTCGAGAATCTTTCGAGCGTCCTCGATCGGCTTGATGTTCTTCTTGATCTTGCGGCTTGAGCCCTGGTCAACACGGACGCACCAAACGTGTCCGGAATAACCATAGAGGTCGATCTTATCCGTTCCGCTTGAGTTGCATACGTAAACGACTCCTGCGTTGTTGCCATCAACCGTGGCTTCAACAGAGCTCTTATTGTTGGAGTTTGTAAGATAGACTGAACCGCCCAGAGTGTCTGAAGTCAGCCAGGTGACGGTGTCTCCGTTTGCGTTCTTGATCTCAAGGTTGCATCCGTTGACTGAGTCATACCAGAACGAGCCTCTAACCACGCCATTGTCGTCTACGAACTGGAACGAGTTCTTGGCCTTGAAGTTTTTCATTACGGCTGCGCCGGTGGTCATATTGATGGTGGAATTTCCCGCCGCATCTTCAATGACTCCCGCTTTGATAAGATCCGCGTTAAGGGTTCCGGTCGTGATGAAGTCGGCCACGATCTCTCCTGCTGCAGTCATGGCCAGTCCGTAAGGACCGCCATATCCGGCTGAAGAGTAGCCGAGGCCGTTCTTGTTCCATCTCCACACTTTTACGGCCTGGTCAATGTCCGGATCGTCCATGATGAGGATCTCGTCAGGCTGGCCATCACCGTCAGCGTCATGAAATACGACATACCCTCCGAGGTTGCCCGTGATGAGTTCCGTCGCCTGCTTGATGGCCTGATTCATCGTTGTAGTGTTCGGCTTCGCCTCGACTTCCTTCTGCGTAGCCACGATGGTGTCCGCGATGTTCGTCGTTGCGTCTCCGAACTTTGTCGAAGTGTATCTGTCCGCCAAAACATCCCAGACCGTCTCGATGCACTTTGCCGTGGCAGTCAGGCCGAGAGGTTCAAAGTATATGTGAACCGTGTCGCAGAGGTCGACCCTCTCCGTCAGGTTCTTCAGCTGCACGAAGTTCAGCGTGATGCTGTTCTTGATCTGCGTGAAGTTGTTGTTTGCTATGTAGGCGGTTGCCAGCGTTGAGAGCTGCGTGGCGATCGGAGTCGCGCTTTCAGGATCCACTGAAGAAGAGAAGTCGACCGCGATCGTCCTTTGGATGCCAGTCAGCCCTGTGGAGACTTCCGTGCCTGCCGTTATCGTTCCGTCCTGCGCTTTATAAAAAGGAACTATCCCGCTGGCAAGGTTGGTCATGTCGAGAGTCTGGGAGAGTTCCGTGAGGTTCTTTCCATATCTGATCGTTACTTCTCTGTCCGTACCTCTTTCAGCCAGGAACGATGCGTTGAAGTTGTCATATTTCCATTCGCCCGGACCATAGGCGTCGAGGATGCTTCCCTGCTTGCCTCCGAACCATGATCTGACCGATGACGGCTCCGTTATATTGAACGGAGCGGAAACGCTCTTATCCGAGCTTATGACGAAAAAGCCCGACTTCGCGTTCAGAAGCGTGATGGCATCGCTTAAAGACGCGGCCGTTCCGCTCGTGATGACCTTCCCGCTCATGTCGTAGGAAATGTGCTGGGCGTTGACGGTGAACTTTCCGTTGATGGTTTTCCCGACCTTGTAAATGCGGAAGAGCTGCGGATCGTCCGTATAGTTTGGCTTTGCCTTGATGATCGCGTTTGGAACGATGTCGGAGGCGTGTATGCCTTCGGCAGCGTATTCCATCGTCAGCTCGTATTCGCCGTTCCTGGCTTCCTTGACGGTTGCCGAGATGCAGTCGGAGAGCACGCCCACGCCGTAATTCGACGGGACGGTGCCTTCCGTAATGCTCGAGTAAAGAATAGGCAGCATGGTGATTTCTCCTTAAATGGTAAAGTAGCGAGGCACGATGGTGACTTTCGTGGTCGTGCCCGTGATTCCCACGGTGTTCTCTCCCGGAATGATCTTCGGGAAGGAACCGCTGATGTCCGAGTTCTTGTTCTCGGCCGCGAGCCTGTATGCGTTCATCGTTTCGCAGTCGATGTTGATGTAGTCTGTGATGGAAGCGCTGATCGTGTTGCCGCCGATGGCCACCGTGACCGTTCCGCTGCCCTCAATGTGGATGAGCGGCTTTGCCGTGAACCTCGTCTGATTTACGATCTTCTGGTTATTGATGACGGTGACTTCCTGTTCCCCAGCCTTTAGAAACCTTTCGGGTCTGCACGTGAAGTTGATCGTCGCTTCGCCGTACTGGGTCATCTTGTTTGAGAAGTCGTTTCCACCCGAATAGTATGCAAGGCGGAACACGTCAGGCTCGAAGCTGTCCTCGAGCCTCTGCCATCCCTTCATCGAGTTGAGCATGGCTTCAAAAGCGGAGACCTTGACGGATAGCGGCTGAACTCCTTCAGCGATCCATACGTTGTAAGAGCGGACCACGTCTTCCCAGGCATCGTCCTGAAAGACCACGGCTCCGTTTCGGCCGGGCACGGTGTAGATGGTCTGCTTCCTGTTTGGTCTTTCATAAGCAGGAGCCTCGCTGACCACCATGCCATAGTCAGACGAGGACTCACCGCCGTATACTATCAAGCCACGCTTGTTAGTAGCGATGTTGAAAAGTTTAGACATACACGGCCTTCTTTCTTGCGGTCATGGCTTCGAGCTTCTGGGCGATGACTTCCGCCAGATCGTTGACGTTCTGTCCTTCCGCTCCATAGACGTTGATGGTGACCGCTCCACCGTTGTAATTCGTTGTAGAGCCTCCGAGCGCGGGCTGTCCCGCTCCGGTTGCAGTGACGTTCATGGACGCGGTCAGACCGCTCATGCTGTCCGTCATGTCTTCCGTGACTCCACCTATGACGTCATCAAAACCGAGTCCGATCGACAAACCGAGGTTCTGGCCGATCTCTCTACGCCAGACTTTTGACGGTGAATGGATCCCAAATACTGACTTAATGGCCTTTGTGATCGCCTGGCCCATACCTGCGATCTTGTCTTTTACCCACTGGATTTTGTCAGAGATGCCCTTCCACAGTGAAGTGATGAGGTTTTTTCCGATGTCGAGCAGCTTGCCCGGGAGTTCCTTGAACTTGTTGACGATGTCCATGAAGAACTGTCCGATCTTGCCCATCGTCTGTGTGAACCACGGCCCGATCTTAGCCAGGATGGAACTGCCCAGATCCTTGAGAAGACCGAGCACGTTAGTGGCGAGCTTTACAATGACTCCACCTATCTCAGGCAGGGCCTTCACCAAAGCAACGACCACGGCGCCCACGATGGTAAGTGCCGCCTGCACGAAGCTCTTGATGTTTTTCGGATCGGTGAGGCTGTCCACGAGCTGTCCGCAGATATTGATGATCGCCGGGATCAGGATCGGAAGCGCATCCGCCAGACCTGAAGCGATCACGCTGACGATCTGCATTATTCCGTCCACAAAAGTCTTGACGTTGTCATCACTTGCAAGCCACTGAACGAGCTGACTCGCCATGTCTATCAATGCCTGGATGAGAACAGGCAGGCAGGTAAGCAAAGCCGAAGCCACGCCCTGGAGTCCCTGAGTGATGACCGGCGTGAGCTGGGGAATTAGCTGGACCAACGTCAAAAGGCCCGTCTGCAGGAATCCGAAGATCGAGCTGACGAGCTGAGGGATCATCGGCGCAAAACCGCTGATGATGCCGTTTATGAGTTCACTTGCTATTGAGAAGAAGGTCGGAGCCATTCCGGAGATCTTGCCGACCAGATCCTTCAGGCCGTTCCTTATCTCTTCCACTCCGCCGTTGCCACTGAAGACCTTTGACAGACCCGTCATGACCTGGCTCATTCCGGGGAGGAACTGTGCCATCATGTTGCGCTTGACGCCGTTCAGAGCCGTCTCCATGTCCGTCAGGCTGTCCTGGAACGCTGCCGAGTCATTGACCGCTTCGTCGGACATGACTCCGCCGAGATCGTGAACCTGCTTGCGCAGCGCTTCGGTCTCTTCGGCCGTGGAGTTAAGCAGAGGCGCGAGCTCCGTTGCACCCTTGCCGAGCAGTTTATTTGCAAGGACCGTCCTCTGTCCTTCGTCCGTGACGTTCTGGAGGGCCTGAATGGTCCTGTTGAAGGTCTGCTCCGGAGACATGTTCTTCAGCTCTTCTTCAGTAATGCCGAGATCCGCAAAAGCTTTGTCTCCACTTTCGGCAGCCTTCGTCAGCTTCAGCATCGAGGTCTTCATGCCGTCGATGGAAGCGCCATTTCTCTTGAGAATGTAGTCCCACTCCTGATAGCCGGAGATGGACATGTTCATCTTCTGGGCGTTCTTCTGTATACTGTCGCCGTATTCGGCCGTGTCTTTTGCAGCGCTGACAAAAGCCTTGCCCGTTGCTGCAGCCGCCGCGGTCGCAGCGGTCATGGCGGCGCCTATGACTGTCGCCGTTGTTTTCAGTCCTTTAGCGAGAGACTCACCAAAGCTCTTGCCTGACTTTTCGCCTGTCTCCTTCGCGGCGGGCTCGACCACCGCGCCCATCTCGGTCGCTATGGTCTTCTGGGAGCCTTCC